CGTGGTCAACTTCTTGGTGGCCTGTTCGATCTCGCCCATCGACACACCGGCCAGTTCTCCGGCCCATGTCAGCACCTGCAGGCTTTCGACCGTTGTCCGGAGCGACGCTGCCATGTCCGCCTGCGCACCGATCACGTCGAGGCCGGACCGCACCATTGCCACACCCGCAGCGGCTGCGGCTGCCGTGACCGCTGCCAGCGCAATCCCGGCTTTGCGGGCGAAGCTGCCGAGCCTGGCATTGGCCAGTTCCATCTCGGAGGACAGGCGGCCGAAACCGCGCGTGCCCGCCTCGCCGATGCCTTCCAGTTCGGCTCGGACTTGGCGGCCGCCTTCCGCGACCAGCCGGACACTGACGCGTTTTTCAGCCATGTACCTCTCCGATCTGTTCGTTCAGCTTGCGCACCATGACCGCCTCGATCTCGGGCAGCAGTTCGGCGGCGATCAGGGTGTTGATCCCAAGGGCCTGCGCCATGGCGAGGGCCGCGCCCATGTCCCAACCGAGCACAGCGCCGGGGATGACCCGCAGCTGGCCGCCAAGACGACCGACCAGATCCCAGACCTGCCAGCCCTCTGTCGTCTGCGGCCGGTTCAGCCGTGCGGGGCAGTCAGGGCAACGCCCTGTGCAGGCCGCGCAGTAGCGGTCGCCCCCACCGAAGGACCATTCGGCAAGGGCGCGGAGACGTTTTTTTCCGCGTCCAGGATCAGTCCCTTGGCGACATATTGGGTCTGGAAGGCTTCGAAGACCGGCCAGATTTCCAGAAGGGCATCGACGCCTTCGGGCGAGACCGGCACAGCATCGCCCGCGTCATCGCCTACCCCCTCCCAATCCAGCACCGCGCGGCGGGCCACGGCCTTGGCCATGGTGAGCGCCAGTTCCTCCTGCGTGGCGGTGTCTGGCAGGGCTTCGATGGCAGGATCGGCACGAGCCGAGACCATCAGCGCAGTGGTCAATGGCGCAACTTTCAGGCGCAGGCCGGGGGCGAGGGTCAGCCACGAAGGGGATGCAGTCAGGTTCAGTCTGATCATGTTCAATAGCTCACAACGGTGTTGACGAGAACGGCGGTGCACATGCGGGCGGGGCTGATGGCCTTGGCGGCCTGCCAGTCGAAGGTGGCCTGAATGCCCTGCGGGCCCGGGATCTCGATCCGGGGGCGCGGCAGATAGACGGCATGGGCAGTGAAGGTGAAGCTGGCGTTGGCGCCGAGGCTCCAGGCGAAGACCAGCTCGCAGGGCGTGCCGTCGATGGCCTGCGTGATCAGCGCGGTGTCGGCGAAGCGCACCTCCACCCGACCGGTCAGCGCGGCCATGCCGGGGTCAGCCCCTTCGATGCGGCCGTCCGAGCGGATGGTCTCGATCCGGTCCAACCCGTTGGAATAGGTCACCTCGGCCGAAATGACATTGCCGAGCGGCGAGCCGTTGCGGGTGATCGCCCCGTTGAAATGGCCGAACCGCTGCAGGGCCAGTGACGTCGGCGTGCCAGCGGCCGTGGTGGCCGCGACGCTTTCACCCTGCGCAACCAGCCGCGCCGTTGCTGTCAGCAACCCCGACCGCGCCATCTGCCACGACAGCTGATCACAAACACAGCCCGTGTACATCGCATAGCGCGGCACCTCGGGCATCGCCGTCTCGATGGCCATGCTCGGCAGCGTCCAGTTGCCGGACTGGAAGGTGTGGGTCTTGGGCGTTGTGCCGGAGGTGACAGGCGCGCCGAAGGCTGCTTTCAGCCACAGCCCGAGGTTCTCGACGTCGATCGGCACCACCACATCGCCATCGGCGGTGACGGCGTCCTTGATCGGGGCCAGCGGGTCTCGCCCCTGACCCAGCAGTTCCGAGGCGATCAGCGGTTGTTCGGAACCGAGCGTGGTGCTGGCGAACGGCACCGTGCGATAGCCCGTGGCGGGCGCGGTGCCGTAGACGGATTCGAACGCAAGCGCCATCTGCGCCCGCGCCCCATGGGCTCGTGCCATCGTGTTCTCCTTTGGTGAAGGGGGTCAGCCGAGCGGGTCGGCCGTGGAATAGTGCAGGATGACCGGGATCACCGCCGCCTTCATGCTGGCGGCACCCTCGACCGGCAGGTCGACCGGACGCGGCGCTTCCGCCTCGACCCAGTCGCAGAGGCCGCCCAGCGTGCGGTCGGCGGCAAGCGCTGCGCCGACACTGGCGCAGAGGGTGTCGAAGCCGGCATCACGCGTAGCGCCCTGCACGACCGCTTCGATTTCGGCCCGGTGCTGGTAGTGGTAACGCAAGGGCGACAGCGTCACTTCCGGCTCCCCCGGCTCGCCATCGCGCAGGATCAGCAGCCCAGCGGCACGGACGCGTTCGGGCAGCACGTCACCGCGCAGAACGGTGGCGGGCAACGCCAAAAGCCGCGCGTGCAGCGCGGCGAGGATGGTCTCGCGGGGGGTGGGCATGGCTGCGCTTTCGACCGTTCTTGCAAAATTAATGCCTGAAAGCTATATAGCCTCCAAGACATGAGGACTGAATGCCCTGGACCGTTTCCTTCGCCGATGACTTCGAACCGGAATTCGATGCCCTCAACGAAGAGGTTCAGGACGCGGTCCTCGCGCGGATGCTGCTCCTCGAACGCGAGGGGCCTTCGCTCGGACGACCGCATGCTGACACCCTGACTGGGTCGAAGCATGCGAACATGAAGGAATTGCGCTGCACTGCCGCAGGGGGCGTCTGGCGCATCGCCTTTGCATTCGATCCCGACCGACAGGCGATCCTGCTTGTCGGCGGGGACAAGTCAGGTGGCAGCGAGAAGCGCTTCTACAAGCAGCTGATCGCCCGGGCCGACGACAGGTTCGACCGCCATCTGGCACAACGGAAAGGATGACGACCATGGCACGGACGCTTCAGGACAAGTTGGCGAGCCTCGAGCCCGCCCGTCGCGCCGGGATCGAGGCCGAGGCCGCGCGCCTGCACACCGAATACCTGACCCTGCAGGAATTGCGCAAAGCCAAGGCGCTGACGCAGGTCCAGTTGGCCGAAACGCTCGGCATACAGCAGGCGACGGTCGCCAAATATGAACGGCAAAGCGACCTGCTCCTGTCGACGCTCACCAGCTATGTCCGCGCGATGGGCGGCTCGCTGAAACTGATGGTCGAGTTTCCCGGCAGGGCCCCGGTAGCACTTGAGGGCTTGGGCGATACCGAAGAACCAAGCCGCCGTCGTCGTGGAAACGAGGACCGTCCGGCCGCCGCGCGGCCCTAAATCCTCCCGATACCCCCTGAGCCGGCAGTTAGTTCGACTCGGCAAACCTTCCGTAGAAAGTTTGGCTTGTTCGTTCGTCCTTGACCAGTGCCGTCAGACCAAAGACAGCCTCGGGGCCAGTATACACTACGGAACCCATCCATCGCTCACCGGGGCGCATCCGATCACATCGCAAAAGTACCGCTTTGGCTTCGGTGTTCAACGGTGTGGGAATGGAAGTGGTTATTCCGGAAAGTTTCGTCGAATAAAGACCGACTTCGCATTCGGCATCGGACTGGCCACCGGCATGAACGATCTCGATGATATCTGTCTGCGCGGCAAATGCCGCCGTCGCCCAGATGGTAGCTGAGACGTTCATGGCAACTGCATTGCCGTCGTTCAAAAGGACAAAACCCGCATTGGGATCGGTGTCTGAACTGGCGGAAAACGAGAATTCAGGTCTGGCCGCCAGATAGGGCTCAACGATGTACTTGTAGGACATAGAGATTGCACCGCCGACGATGCCGCCAATCACCATCCACACTAATTTCGAGGACTTGCTTTCAGCCATTGGCAGTTACTCTTTGGGGGTCACGATAATCTGGATGTTAGCAGCGATCCACGGATCATCATAGCCGTCCCTCCACCCAGTTCGCCACGATCAGCCCCGGCACACCGTCTACCGCCCGCTCAGCGTCCCGCGCCAGATCCAGCCTCTTCGGCAGCTTGACCTGAGGCACCAGCAGGAAGATCGGCGCGGTCACGACGCCCCTGCCGGTTTTCGACTTTGACGCCACCGTCCGCCCCTTGGTGTTCAATCGCCCCTCGGCCACCAGCAAGCTCGGACCCCTCCGCCGATAGATAAATCGAAGGCGTAAGCCCGTCCGCCGTTCCCATTCGCCGGGGGTGATCCGGCCGCCGCGCGTGGATTTGCCCGCTGCTGACGTGGGGATCGAGAGCCAGAACCCGTTCTTCGACCGGATCAGCGGGCCGGTGTCGTGCGCACCGATGATCACCGAGGCGT